GTTTCTCACCTTAGAAGAGTTGACGGTAACAAAGGACATGAAAATGGAATTGAAGTATCGCTCTCTCATCTAAGAGGTTCTAATAGTATTGCTCAGCTTTCTGATTGCGTGATTGCTTTAGAAAGAAATCAACAAGCAGACGATGAATTAGAAGCCAGGACCACTAAGCTTAGAGTTTTAAAGTCTAGATATACAGGTGATGTAGGTATGGCTACCTCTTTAGTTTATGATGTAGACACAGGAAGGTTATCTGAAACAGACCTAAGTGAATTAGAAACAAACGATGAGGTAATACCGTTTTGAAATTAGTATTTGATATAGAGACAGATGATTTAAAAGCTACTAAAATTTGGTGTATTGTTGCTATAGATGAGGAGGATAAAGTTTATTCTTTTGCTCCTCATAAAATAGCAGAAGGAATTAAATTCTTACAGTCAGCTGATGTTTTAATAGGGCACAATATAATAGGTTTTGATGTACCGGTTATTAAGAAACTTACAGGAATAGATTTGTCTCTCAGCTGTAAGCTTATAGATACTTTAACTATATCAAGATTGATTATACCACACAGAGAAGGAGGACATAGTTTAAAATCTTATGGTCATAAATTAAAATGTCTTAAAGGAGATTCACCAGAAGACTTCACAGAATACAATCAAGAAATGTTAGACTATTGTATTCAAGATGTAAGACTAAACAAAAAACTTTATCATCATTTAAGACAAGAAGCTAAAGGATTTTCTTTAGAATCTGTTGAGCTAGAACACGGTGTTGCAAAGATATTAAATCAGCAAAGAGAAGATGGGTTTAAGTTTGACGAGAAAGCTGCCATGATTCTTTTAAGTTCTTTAAATAAAAGAAAGAGAGAAGTAGAAGATGAAGTTCATAATACTTTTAAACCTAAATGGGTAGACGTTAAAGAGGTAACTCCTAAAATAAAAAAAGATGGTCTCCTTTCTAAACAAGGACTTACTGAGATAGAGTATGAAGAAATATTAATTAGTAAAATTTATTCTCCTTTCATGAGAAAACAATTGGTTGAATTTAACTTAGGAAGTCGTAAACAAATAGGAGAATACCTTATAGATTACGGTTGGAAACCTAATAGATTTACACCCACAGGTCAGCCTATTGTAGACGAAGCTACTCTTAAAAAAATAAATCACATCCATGAAGCAAACTTAATAGCTGAGTTTTTACTGTTGCAAAAACGTATAGCTCAGATTCAATCATGGGTAGAAGCTTTGGAAGATGATGGAAGAGTCCATGGTTTTGTTATAACTAACGGTGCTATTACCGGCAGGATGACTCATAGAAGTCCTAACATGGCTCAAGTACCAAGCATACATAATCCTTACGGTAAAGATTGTAGGTCTTGTTGGATTGTAGATGAAGGAAACAAACTTGTAGGTATAGATGCAAGTCAATTAGAACTTAGAATGTTAGCTCACTATATGGCTGACGAGGATTACATAAATGAAATTATTAACGGAGACATTCACACAGCTAACCAAAAACTTGCTGGGCTTGAATCTAGAGACCAGGCAAAGACTTTTATCTATGCCCTCATATACGGAGCAGGAGATGAAAAAATTGGTAGTATTGTTAAAGGAAACAGAGCAGATGGTAAACAGTTGCGAGACCGCTTTCTCGCTTCTAGCCCTGCATTTAAATCTCTTAAAGCAAGAGTTGACGGAGCGTCAGAAAAAGGATGGCTTAAAGGATTAGACGGTAGGAAAATAACCTTAAGACATAAACACGCTGCTCTAAATACTTTACTACAAGGTGGCGGTGCGTTTGTTATGAAAAGAGGTTTGATTATATTAGATAACATGCTAAAATTAAATGATATTTCTTTCAAATTTGTAGCTAACATACATGATGAGTGGCAGGTAGAAACTGCAGAGAAACATGCAGTGTTTGTAGGAGAAACAGCAGTAAAAGCTATTAGAGATACTGCAGATTATTATAACATGAGGTGTCCTTTAGATGCTGAATACAACATAGGAGTAAATTGGAGTGAAACCCATTAAAGAAGACAGAAAAAAGTTTGACCTGGATTTAGAATACGGAGAAATTAGAGAAGAAAAAATAGCAAAGATGCTAACAGGAAAGAAGATAGAAGTTAAATCAGAACGAGGTATGTGGATGAAGACAGGTAACATCTGTATTGAATATCAATCTTATGGTAAACCTTCAGGCATTAGAGCAACTGAATCAGACTATTGGTTTCATAACCTATGTGTAGGTGACAAAGAATTCTGCACTTTAGTTTTTGATACTGAGATGTTGAAGACTATCGTAGATGATTTAGATACTTTTAAAACAGTGTCCGGAGGAGACCATAACGCTAGTCGTATGTTCTTAGTAAATTTACAGAAACTTTTTTCAAGTGATGTTATCAAAGCATTCAAGGATAAATTAGATGAAAGCAAATAAAAATCTTGACACATTGGTAGATGACATATATAATATAATATCAGCTCTTCCTAATAACAAGCAAATTGAAATCACAGATGAGCAATTAGATTTGTTTGGAAAAGAAATGGCTGCAGCTTTAAAGCATTGGTCGACTCCTCAAGTTGTAGGAAAGAAAGGTAAACCCGCTTTAAGAATGTCTAACATAGGTAAGCCTAGTAGACAACTCTGGTTTGATGTAAACTCAAAAGTACCACATGAAAACTCAAGACCTCCTAGTCTTTACATAAAGTTTTTATACGGACACTTGCTAGAAGTTTTAATGCTTTTCTTTGTAAGACTTTCTGGACACTCAATAGACTCAGAACAAAAACAAATTACAGTTAGTGGTATTAAAGGACATATGGATTGTAAGATTGATGGAGAGGTTGTTGATGTTAAGACTGCTTCTGGTTATGCCTTTAAAAAGTTTCAAGATGGAAGCTTAGCTGAGAATGATTCTTTTGGATATCTATCACAACTTGCAGGGTATGAAGAAGCAGAGGGTACATCTAACGGTGGCTTCCTGGTTATGAATAAAGAAACAGGCGAGTTAGTTTTTCACAGACCTCAAGACTTAGATAAACCTAACATCAAGAACAGAATTAAAAACATTAAGAGCGATGTTAAAAAAGAAACTCCTCCGGCTTTATGTTACCTAACTGTTCCAGAAGGAAAGAGTGGCAACATGAAACTACCTAAAGATTGTTCTTGGTGTATTCATAAGTTTGAATGTCATAAAGATTCCAATAACGGTGAAGGGTTAAAAGTATTTAGATATGCAAAAGGTAATGTATATTTAACAAATATAAATAAGATACCTAATGTAGAGGAAGTAATTATATGAACGCTAGAAAAACAAAACTAATAAGAAAACAAACTTTGTATATATTATATGCTTGGGTTAAAAGTTTATTGTCTAAAGAAGAAGCAGATAAACTTAACTTAGCAGATGCTTATAGTATGCTACCTACCGAGACACATATTTTTGCCAATGGTCAGCTTAGGTTATCAGCTTTTTCTTTTAAGTGGATTAATAAAAGAATTAAAAAATATCATAAATTAAATCCTGATAAAAAAATTAATGAGATTGTTTTATCGGACATACATAATGCGTAGAGTTCCTAGAAAACCTAGACCTAAAAAGGTAGACGTTCCAAAAGGATATGATAGTAAATGGGAATATGAAATACATCAAACTATTCTTAAAGATTGGAAACATCATTGGGAAAAGATAGACTACACTATCAACCACAGATATGAGCCAGACTTTGTAAAGATAATGGACGATAAGATTATATTGTTAGAAGCTAAAGGTAGATTCTGGGACCATGCAGAGTATAGTAAGTACATACATATACGAGAAGCTTTACCAAAGGGAACGGAGTTAGTCTTCTTGTTTCAGAAACCTTATGCTCCTATGCCTCAAGCTAAGAGAAGAAAGAACGGAACAAAAAGAAGTCATGCTGAATGGGCAGAGACAAATAATTTTACATGGTACAGTGAAGATAACTTACCTGATGCCTGGAGAAACGATGAAGTATAAGTTTAGTGAAGACCAAACTCTTAAAGAGATTAGTGCTTACATAGATAAAACTTATGATGCTCATTACGGTGACGGTAAGTATCAAGCAACAGATATGATTATAGATGCTGGACACGGTGAAAGTTTTTGTGTTGGTAACATAATGAAATATGCAATGAGGTTTGGTAAGAAAGATAACAAGAAAGTAGAGCTACAAAAGATTATACATTATGCTATAATAGCTTTACATTTACAGGAAAATAAAGATGGTTGAAGATAAGGTTGGAGTTAAACAATATCTCGGTATTGAAATAGATTACGATAGAGAAAAAACATTTGATAAGTTTAGTATAGACACATTAAAAGATAGATATTTTTGGGAGAATGAAACACATGCACAAGAAGCATTCGCAAGAGCCTCCGTATTCGGAGCAACCTTCAAAGGTGACACAGATTTTGAGTTGGCTCAGAGACTTTATAATTACAGTTCCCAACGGTGGTTCATGTTTAGCACTCCTATACTTAGTAACGGGGGAACAACACGTGGGCTTCCTATCAGTTGCTTTCTTAATTATGTTCCTGACAGTAGGGGTGGTTTATCAGCTCACTATGATGAGAATATATGGTTGGCAAGTTCGGGTGGAGGCATCGGTGGATATTGGGGAGACATTAGAAGTAACGGTGTATCTACTACTCATGGCAGTCGTTCTACTGGTTCAATTCCTTTCATGCATGTAGTTGATTCTCAGATGTTAGCCTTCAACCAGGGCACTACAAGACGGGGTTCTTATGCAGCTTACATGGACATAAGTCATCCGGAGATTGAAGAGTTTATTAACATGCGTAAAGAATCTGGTGGTGATATCAACAGAAAGAATCTTAATCTACACAATGGTATTAATATTACTAACGCTTTCTTACAAGCAGTAGAGAAGGACGAAGATTGGAGATTGATAGACCCTAAATCTAATGAGGCTGTTAAGATAGTTAATGCTAGAGATATATGGTGGCAAATCATACATGCTAGAGCAGAGACAGGTGAGCCTTACATGATTAACATAGATACTTGTAACGCTGCTTTACCTAAGACACAAAAAGATTTAGGTCTTAAGATTAGACAAAGTAACTTATGTTCTGAAATTACTTTACCTACTAACGAAGAGAGAACAGCTGTCTGTTGTTTGTCATCAGTAAA